GTTGAGCTCGGCATGGTGACAGCCGATCTCGGTCTGCTGGCCGCTCGGTATGCCCCTTCTCGTGCGCTCGCAGAATTCACCACCGCACAGATCACCGATACCACCTCGAGGGCCACCGTTGAAGCCGCTCGCAACGATGTTGTTCCTCGGGTCGATGATCAGCGCGCCAACTTTTCCTCTGGAGCAGGGGCTCATGCCGCTCAAGGCGCGCGCGTGACCGAGCCAGTGTTTCTTCCATTTCTCTTTCAAGATTTATCCCTTCTCGTGTGTTTCTTCAGCGTCACCATTGCTGGTGCGCTTGGGGGGAGCACCGCCGCGCTGAGGTCTAACCGCCTCGGCGCGGCGGTCTCTTTTAATCGCGGCAGATGTCGAGCACCAAGTCGAGCCCATCAACCTGCTCCACGAGCGCTCTGACCGCATCTGCGAACGCTCTGATCTCAGCTTGCGCATGACCGTCTTGACGCAGGCGCAGGAAGTGAAGCACCGCTTGGAGGCTCGCGGTCCAGTAGCACTCGCTCATCAGGCAGAGGGGAAGCGCTAGGCGCGCTTGCTCCTTCGCCACACCGAGCGCGAGCAGCGCCTCATAGGCGTGGAAGCTGGCGCGCATCGCCGCGGCATACAGCTCCGCGGCGCGCTCGTTGGTCTCATCATCGAGGTCGCCGCCGCTTCCCTGCTTGATCATCGGGGACTGCGAGCGCCATGCCGCCGGGGTCCACACCTCCTGCTCAAAGGTGACATATCGACCGCTGATCTCATTCCAAGCACAGCCCACCTGGTGCTTCATCCATTGGCGCAGAACGAACACAGGGGCCTTGATGTGGAATTGGAGCTGCACGTGTCGGAAGGGGCTCGTGTGCTCATGCTCCCAGAGGTAGCGCAGGAGGCGGCGGTCGGGCTCGCTGATCTCCTCGACCCTGCGACCCATGCTGACGCGCGCCGCGTTGACGATCGTGACCGCGCTCCCCATCGAGCTCTCCAGCATCACGAACCCCGACCCCACATCAATCTTCGTCTTGGTTTCCATATGTGGACCTCTCATGTGTTCAGTGATTGTGTAAACACATAGGAGCACCACGAATGATGAATAAGTGTATTTTGATCGGTCGACTTGGCAAGGACTCAGAGGTGCGTGGGAGCGCTGACAAGCCCATCGTCGCCTTCTCCCTTGCCGTGACTACGCCGATGGCAGGAGGGGAGCGCGACACGCAATGGTTCTCCTGCGCCGCCTTCGGCTCGACTGCTAAGTTCCTCTCTGGTGTGATGCCCAAGAAGGGACAGCTCGTCTTGGTCGAGGGCAAGATGAAGAACCGCGAGTACACCGACCGCAACGGCGTCAAGCACACCTCGCTTGATATCGTGATCGACAACTTTCAGTTCTTGGAGCGCAAAGCCGACAGTGAGCGCGCTGCTACCATCGGCGGCGGCAACGGTGCGACCTGGGATGATGGTCACAGCGCGCCTAGTGGCGGCGACATCTGGCGCTGATGTGTTTGCCAATCCTGTCGGCCTCCGTTATGGTGTCGACCGATGAGGAGCTAGAGGAGCTCTTCCGCGGCATCATGGACAACCCCGACGATGAGAACCAAGACCAAGACGAAGGTCGAGCGCTTAATGACTGCGCTCTACACGACATACCATGCGGCCCTACGAGCTAGCATCTCGAGGCTGGTCGGCACCGGCTATGCCGACGATGCGATTGGGCACCTGGCGGAGAAGCTCTGCGCCAAGCCCGAGCTGTGGGATGGCAACGACAACGCGCTGTTCAGCTTCCTGCATTGCGCTCTCAAGCGTCTCGCCTTCAACCGTCTGCGAGATGAGCACTGGTACCTCTATGAGTGCGACAGCGCCGCAGCCGACCTACAGACGCCAACCGAGTGGAAGATCTGGAGCGACCCGTCATCTTCACCAGAGCAGATCGCCATCGCATCGATCAGCTATGAGCAGGCTCACGCGCTCATGGCAGTGGCCGACCAGAGCAGAGAAGATAGCATCTGCTCTTACACCGAGATCTTTGAGCTCCTGTCTGTGGGATACGGCGGCAGGGAGATTGGCGAGATGCTTCACATCAACATCAACACCGCGCATGGCGCGATCAGACGTGTGAGGCTAAACCTTGAGCGACAAGATGAAGAGCGACCTAAAAGGGCTCGCGGCACGTGAAGCGCTGATAGTTAATACGGAAAGCCCGACGGCGCGCGCGCGCGACCTCCGGGTTAAGAAGAGCCCCGAGCTGCTTGCCGAGATACTTCAGACCATCAGAGACGGTCAGCCCATCACGCGAGCCGCGCGCCTCTGTGGGGTCAATCCCGACAGCGTTCATAGGTGGCGGCAGGAGGACCCCGACTTCAATGAGGCGGTCGAGGAGGCGGTGGAGTTCCAGGTCGCTGTCCTCACGCGCAAGGTGGACCAAGCGAGCGACACCGACTGGAAAGCGGCGGCATGGCGGCTCGAGCGCCTGCGCCCCGACGAGTTCGGCTCCAAGCGCGAGGTCAACGTGACGGCCACGCAGAGCAATGGGCTCGCTGAGGTCATCAAGATGATCGAGCAGACCAACGACAGCGTGAAGCCTGCCGATGGTGACGACTCATGAGCCACATCTGTCTGATGTGGATCGTGACCATGGCGAACCTTGTCGGTGAGCCTCCTCCTCGGGGTCGCGCTGAGGCTCGCGCGGTGGAGGTCTGCCAGCTTATCGTTGAGAGTGCAGAGGCGCAGGATGTACCTGCCGAGCTTGCCGTCGCTGTCGCGTTCAACGAGAGCCGCTTGAGGTGGCACCTCACGAGCCGCCGAGGAGCTGCGGGGCCGATGCAGGTCATCGCTCGCCATTGGTGCCCCGACCGCCGAGGCAGGTGGACCGCCAACGGTGAGCACATCACCAAGGGCTGTGATCTGGTCGCCGCGGGAGTCCTGGCTCTGAGCTACTACCTTGAGACGCGCTCATCGCTCGGTGACGCGCTTAAGAGCTATGGCGGCACACGAGCTTATGCGCGTCGCGTGATCGCGCTCTGGGAGGCAATCGAATGATCACCTATGGTCGACCTCACCAGGCTGTGCGAGCCGCCATCTCCTACGAGATTGATCAACACGAGGACTTTCAGACCACCAAGAGTGCGGTCTTGTCCTCAGTCGAGGTCGACCTTGACCCGCGCGAGGTGGTGCTCGCCTGCGACATGATCATCTACTCGCCTGGTGTGCGCGTCTCTCCGCTCTTCGCCATCGAGATCAAGACTTGGAACGAGAAGCCGCGGCGCGACGGCAAGGTGTTCGCCTCCCTCGAGCGCCTTCAGTCTATGCACGAGGCGCAGTTCAAGGCGCTACAGCACAAGATCGCGCAGGTCTGGTGTGTGGTCGTGGTCTACTTTGGTGGGCGCATGCTGGAGCAGGTCGAGCACGTGCCTTATGAGGAGCTGATGACCCTCGACGCCTCGATCTATGTCGGCAGGCGCGGCGATGGTCGGGGGCGCGTGATCAGTGGTCAGCTTGGCTCTCTCCTGCGCGTGATGTGGCCCTTCATGCGCGCCGCCATCGAGCGCACCGATGGTGAGGATGTCGGGGAGATTGTCGAGATTGATGTCGAGGGCGCAGAGCAGATCAAACGACAGAGGGCATCTGAGCTATGACCGACTTCCTCCTCAACGACCTCCAGCGCGCAGTCATCAGCGGCTTACGCCGCAAGGATAAGATCATCGCCGCTAGATGTGGTTGGGGCTCGGGAAAGACCACCTCGCTCATCTTCGCCTTGTGGTTCGTGGCTAAGACCCGACCCGGAACAACCTCGCTCCTCATCACCGACACGACGCCGCGCTACAACTCGGTGCTCATGCCGGAGATCGAGAAGTGGCTCGCACCTCGAGGTTGGGTTTACAACCACACGCTCCACAAGTGGACTGACACGCACAGCGGCAGCTCGGTCATCTGTCGGTCCTACTATCGACCAGGCACAAGAGACGCGAGCCACAACCCGCTTGAGGGCATCAACGTTACATCGGGCGTGGCGTTCGTTGACGAGTGTCAGACCCTCGGTCCCGAGGTGGCTCATAAGGCGCTCGGGCGTCTGCGCTCGGGTCCATCGCCGACAATGGTCTTGGTCGGGCTCCCTGTGGTCGATGCGTGGTGGTGCAAGATGGCGGAACAGGCGGGGAACCTGCCGCTCCTGTTCAGCAGCTATGTGAACGAAGAGAACCTCAGCGCTGAGTGGTTCGAGGCTACCAAGCTCCTGCCGCCTGATGAGCGTGAGGCGATGGTCATGAACAGACCAAAGCCGCCGTCGGGTCTCGTCTATAACGAATGGTCAGAGGCGCACGTGATCAGCGGCTGGAGCTATCGACCAGAGATGACAGGGCGCATCGCTATCGACTGGGGCTTCCGCAAGCCGTCGGTGATCATCATGGCGCACGATGAGGAACTTGAAGCGAGCGTTATCATCAAGGAGATCAACCCGCAGGAGGTCACCATTGATCAGCTCGCCAAGCTCATCTTGTCGGTGGCATGGCCTCGGTCGGCGATGACGAGCGCGCCTGGTCCTCGGATATGGCTCGACACCGGGGTCGCGGACAAAGCAGGCAAGGCGCGAAACGACCAGACAGGTCGGTCAGCCTTCTCGGTGTTGGCGCGACCCATCGAGGAGGGCGGCATCGGGCTCCCGCTGAGGTCGACCACCGACCCTGTGAAGGTGGACATCCTCAACGGCGTTCAGAAGCTCAAGCGCGCCTTCACGCGGCGGCAGTACCTCATGACGCAGGAGGCGTGGGAGGCGGGCGAGCGCGCCCTCGGCAACAGCTTGAGGAAGGCGCTACTCAGCTATGCTTGGGACCAAGCCGAGACGCCAAAGAAGGATGGGCGCGAGGATCCGCTCGACGCCCTGCGCTACGACTGCATCTTCCACTATTGGGCAGACATCACAGCGCGCTACATTCCGCGCGCCTCCTCTATGGACAAGAGCCGTCGCAATGCGCGACCATCGAGCAGCTCATTCTAGGAGGTCATCATGGCTGATCCAGTTGCCGCCGCCGCCGCCGATCCTAATATCATTTACGCGATTATCAAGGCGATCTTCGACCCCGCGAACATCGTCGCTGTGGCGGTGGTCGGCGTGATGTTCATCTTCTACAAGATCACCTCACAGCGCTTCGAGCTGGAGGCGCAGGAGCAGAAGGACATCATCAACAAGATCGGTGAGCTTGAGCGCAAGATCACTGTCCTCGAGATCAAGCTGGAGAACCTGCATGACCACAAAGGTTGAAGCGCCGATCATGTGCCGCCGCTGTCGGTGTGAGTGGATTGAGGATAGGCTCTGCTCTGCCGCCAGCTTCACCGTCATCTGCGATCCTGATGTGGAGAGCAAGGTTGATCATCCCTCTCACTATCGAGCCGACACCGGCGTTGAGGCGATCACCGTCATCGAGGCGTGGGGCCTCAACTTCAACCTCGGCAACGTGGTGAAGTACATCAGCCGCGCAGGTCACAAGCTCGACCACGCCGAGGATCTTGAGAAGGCGCTCTGGTACCTGCAGCGCGAGGTCAAGCGCATCAAGGAGAGCGGCGATGTTGGTCGATGATCCCCGACCGATCATCTGCCCTGTCTGCGCGCAACGCACCGCTGTCAAAGATCAGCGCATCGTGCCTCACCTCAGCGGCATGAAGCGAACCTACTGCACCGGCACATCGCTCAAGGTGCGACCTTATGAGCCTGGTGAGTTCGACCCTCAAGGCGAGTGGAAGGAGGCTGACGATGAAGAGCCAACCCAAGACCCTTGAGGAAGAGCTGCGCGACAAGGTGCTTCTCGAGCCCGACCACGAGCTCCACCAG